GCATCTAATTCTTCATTAGTAATAGTTACGCCAGCACCTTCATCAGCAAGTCTCTGCCTTTGAGCATCTGTCATGTCTTCAAGACCAGCTTCACGGCCTTGCTTTTGTACGTTAGCTCTTTCGGCTCCGCTTAATTCATCAGCTTCATCATAGGCTCGTATGATTGTTTCTCTTGCCTTGATAAGCTTTTGTGTTTCTTCCTTGAGAGGAATAGGCATAGCCTCAACTTGAGTTGCCGTTTCTTCAGCTAATCGTTCAGCCTCAACTTTATTACCACTCCGCATAGCTTTAATAGCTCTTACGCCAGTAATAAACGGAAGGAGTGCGCCTTCCATCATAATACCTTCTGCAGCCTGCTTTAACAAAGCTAGGGCTATAGGGTCATCTGGGTCAGCGGAAAGGTAGTTTGCATATGGAACTTGAAGTACTTCATTATCAGCTAAGATGTTTGAGACACGTTCTTCATACGCATCAAACGCCAGCATCTCTGCACCAGCACCTTCAGCAGCTAACTTAGTTATTTTACCACTTTTGGTTGTTGGCTTTATTGGGCTTAGTATCTTTCGGGTAATTAAAAAGCCCCCTAAAAACTGTGATACCCCCGATGCCATGTTACCAGTAAAGGTTTGAAGGCCATCTGTCAGGTTATAAACATCAGTATTTTCTCTGACATAGGCATCAATTTCTGCACCTTGTAGTCCTTGATTATTGGCCTCAGCCATTAACCTTTTAGACTCTTGGTTGCTAGAGGCATAAATAACTCTACCCTCTGAGTCAGTTCCCAATGCGCCAAGGTCAGCTACATTTTCTTCTAGAAAATCACTAGTAGCTTCAACTGCGCCGCCTGTTACAGCATCTAATTTGTTGTTTAATTCTGATACGAACTTAACGCCACCAGTAACTACGCCTTCGGGTATTTCAGAGAGTTGGTCAAGTGTTTGGCTAACAATGCCTTGGTTTTGCTCTTCATCCACAGATGTAGCAATATCAGGTTCTGCCATAAATCACTCCTAATCAGTACCTTGTTCTATTGTAGTGGTATTTATTTTTGTGGCTGCTTCATCAACTTTTATTTTGTATCGTTTGAACATGTCAGACACGACTTTTGATTTGGCACCTTGGTCTAAGCTTTGATAGTTACCGTAGTAAACGCTTTGAAACTCATCTAGAAATGCTGAGATATGTTTTAATTGTTGTTCGTTAAGCTTTGGGTTACTCCCAAACGCTAACGCCCCTACACCCTCAAGACCAAAAGATTGAGTTCCATTTAGCCTCTGAAAATAAAATCTAAACTCAGGGTCTTTAACAAAAGATTGAAGATTTTTGGCTTTTGCTTCTTTAATGCTGTTTGCATAAGTAAATAACTTTTGAAACAAAGGGACGTTGTTTTTTAACCTTGTCTCTTGCCATGTAGATATTAAAGATAAAGCCACCTCTTTAGACTCTGCTTGGGCTATAGCCATTTGCATATCTAGCTGCTCCGAAGCAGGGAGAGGCGTTCCACCTTCTACTCCCTCAACAAAGAAATTTTTGTTCTTCTGGAAGTAAATATCTAAATCTGGAAACTCTGCTCTGGCTTCTGCTAAGGCCTCAGCCGTAGGAAAAACATCCTCTATATCAAGACCTATTAAAGCTTCACCAGATAAACCCTCAAGTTTTTGTGAGATAGTAGCCTTTGCCGCAAAGACTGTTTCGGTTCTTTTAACTTTAGCAAGGTCATCTACCTTTTTTAAACGAGCGTCCTCTATTTCCTGTATCTTTGCTCTTGAGGCTCTTAGTAGTAAATCGTTCTCAACAATGTTGCCAATGTTACTCCCTTGTGTTCCCACGTTATACGCAAGATTAAGGATAGCTTTACTCTCAGAAAAACTTCTTCCTTCAGACTCAGCTACTTTAATAAGTTGTTTGACTGTAGATGTATTCATAGCTTTGTAATCAAAACCAAAAGCTAATTTACTATCTTCTTGTAAGGTTTTTATTTTTTTACCAAAACCTGCAGCAGTCATATTGCCCATCAGAACAGACTGTGTGGCACTTAAAACACCGCTTTCATAGCTTGCTTTATAACCATCAAGTTTATTTTGGTTTGTTTTTGAGATAGCTTCTTGTCGTAAATTATTTAGGTAACCATTAAGTGTTTCACTAAAACCTTTTGTAACCCCTGCATTTTTAAAAAATGTTTGGTTATCTTTTAGCCAGTTTGTTTGAAAAGCATCTTCAAATTTTTCAAACCCTTGGGCATCTACCCCTGTATTAAATTCTGTTGAACTTTTCCAGGCTTCTGATAGTGCGCTACCATATGTGTGGCCTAACTCTTCTCCACTTAGCTCCCCAGCATATAGTTGTGCTACAGAGGTTAGGTTGTTAAATTTGCCTGCAACCAAACCTTTAACAAATTCGTCTGGGTTGTTAATAAAAGTGAAACGAAGGTTATCTTTTTCTTGCTGCTCTAAAGCTTCTTGTTCTGCCTTTTTTTGTGCTGCTATTCTCTTACCTTGAGATTGCCCAAAGTTAATTAAAGTCTTTAGAATATTTGTAGTGTCTGTCTTTCGCGGAGCAGGGGCAGCAGAAGGAGCGTAGGTATCAATTACTCTGGCTACAGGTTGGTTAGCAGTTATTGTTTGTAGGTTGCTGCGAACCTGACTTCTTTTAGATGCCATAACTTTTCCTAACTAAACATATTAGCCCATGTAGTATCTTCTGGAACTGACTGATGACCTACATACGCAGACGTTGCCATGCCAATAACTGCCTCTGCAGCACTAGGCGGGTTGGGGTCAACAATTTGTCCTAAGCGTCCCTCAAGACGTGCTTCGATTTCCATAACGTCCATGCCAGCTTGTTGGTTAACCATATCTGATTGGATGGACAGCTTGGTGTCGTTTCTAAGACCATCGGCAATACTCATGTTTAATGCGCGGTCAATAGACCTGCCTAGAATATTATCTTCACCTGCAGCAGTCTTTAGTGTTTCTGAATTTTTGGCGGCTTGTAGGACGTTGTTAAATTTTTCATCTGCAAGCTTGTCGTTTTCTTGCTCTTGCCTCAAACTAGTCTGCCTAATCTGCATATCTCTAGCATTAACAGCACTGCGCCTATTGTTGGCATTATTTGCTGTCGTTTGATTGTAGTCAGAAACATCATTTGTATATTCCATATACTTCATGCCTGCTGACGCAATAGCCATAGCGGTTGCTGGTTCACACATTATTTAATCCTCACAAATTCATAGAAGGGAGCATTGCCCACTCCGTAGTTGAGCTTCCGAATAAAACTAAAGCCCAGAAACCCAAGCCATTTGATTGCATTTTTATTTTCAGCATGAACATAGTTAAACAGAACATTACGTTGGTCATTAGCATTCAGAACCCACTGCCTACTTTGACGTAGAAACTTGATGTAGTAATCCGCAAGCTTGCCAGTTGATAACATCCAAGGACTCCCAACTAGGTCATCAACATAACAAAGACCAAACATACCTAGTAGTTCACCCTGAGAGCCAACCATTGTGTTTGCTTCAACAGACTTACTACAGGCTCTCAGCAACGCTTCATGCGCCGTGTAGCCGTGAGATAGACTGACCTCAAGCCTGTCTGCCTCACTCATATTGTTGGCTACCTCTGCAAAGTCTGTGTCTTTATATGGTCTAAAGTAAGCTTCCATTTACATTCTCTGTGAACGCAACACAAACTCCGCTTCTACCTCTGCTCCTTGGAATGAACAGGGCAGGTGGCTATCGCTTTGTAGCTCTATCTGGGCGTTTTGTGCGTTAGCTTGGAGTCCAAAACGATAGGTTCCAGTGTCTAAAGGAACTGTTCCAAGGACATTAGTTCCGCTACCTACCACTCTACCTGTGAACGCTCTGGTATAAGTTTTACGAGAACTAACAGGAAGGTTCTTATGTGGCACTGTGACTACATTAAAGAAGCCTGTGTTAGCATAGACAACCGCCATGTTTTTCAATTGCAGTCTGCCTGTAGTTATAGGCTCTTTACCCTTACGGAATACTTGCTGGGAAAAACGGTACAGAAGATTATAAGGAACGCCTGCATATACTGTACCACCACCAGCTTGGTGAGTAGCTGCTGCTGACGCTGTTACAACAGCCCCTGTTGTGGTGACATATACAGCAGTATTATCTGTGTAAGGCAATGTAGCATTACCTGTTAACTTTACTCTCCTATCAAGTAAAATAGGAAAGGAGGTATCTGCTAGAGCAACGTCACGAGATAAATTCATACGTTCCAGAGCAACTGATGCTCCATACTGCACTACAAAATATATGTCCGATTGGTCAAATTCCATGAAACGTACATCGCCAGAAAACTTCCATTGTGACCAAGCTGATTGTAATTTGTCATTGCCTTGGTAGAAGAACTTGTATGGATAAACAACTTTAGCATCGTCATCTGTTGTTAAAAGTAACATATCTTCATTAGAAGACGCTGCCATGTGTTTCACTGTACCTGCAATGTAGGTTGGAATGTGTGCTGTTATCTCTGCTGCATCGTTTGTTTCGGAATCTACATCCACAAAGTATTCCCTCACTCCAGAAAACGAACCTTTCTTGGTAGGGAAATAAACAAACTTTCCTGCACCTTTTGGCTTTGCATCAAGGCTTGCTTCAAAACGAGTAGTCACGTCAATCGAGACTGTCTCAGGTGTAAGTAACTGTGTGGCAGATAAGCGGAACTGTGAGAAGTCTGAGAATAATATTAGACTTTCATTAAAGGGTACAGCATGTCTTAGGATAGAGACTTGGTTGTTTGATACAGCAACATCAATAGGTGCGCTGTCTGCTAGAATAAGCACTGTTTTACTGAAGAAATTAAAGTACTCTCCTGCTTCACTAAAGATAACATTTTCATCTGCTAGGAAACCAAGTCTGTTTCTGTGAAAGAAAACGTCATTAATTTTTTGCCCAATAAAAGAAGGCACAGGGTTGGTATCATCATCCCCTACAAGTCTAGTGTCAAAAGTCATAGCCTCAAGTGAGTAACTTGACCCATTGTAGACTAGTTGGTAGGGCATCGTAGCAGGGTCAATAGTCGTTTGAATATTGTCTCCTATAGTTTCCTTCCAAACAGGCCTTCCGTTTGCAATTTTTCTAAACTCAACATAATAATCATCTTGACCTTTTTGATTATCTCCTACGACTTTTATTTTAAAATTCTCTGGTGCTTCGTTTGGGAGTTTTTTGAAGTCACCTGTTTCAGTTTTAAAAACTCTTAGATGGTCACCACCTCTACCATCAGATACCGATATGGTAAAATCGTCTGATGCTGTACTCCCATAAATATGAATGACGTTACCATACATTACAAAATTTAAACCAGGAATAGTACCACCTGCTCCGCTTCCATAAAAGGAAGATTCAAGCGTTGCGGTGTACCGTAGATTTCGGGCTATACGGTCAGTCTGTATAGAAAATTCTGCATTAGATGAAAGAGAAGTAGTATCTTGTACGGATGCCATTGTGGTGATGGCGCGTTGATATGTAACTCCACCTTTTACTATCACAACGCTGTAGGTAACCCTGTAATCCCCTTTAGCTACTTGAACTAAAGCTTCGGGAGTGCGTGTTGGAGAGACAGCAGAACCCATAGCTGTTGTTTTTGTCTTGTTTAAAAGAAACGTAAAATCAGCAACAGTGGTAGCGGTAAGTTCTATTGAGGGATTAGTTAAACCCGAAAGGTATGAAGCCACAGTACTAGCGGAAGTGACTGAGACATTACTACCTGCACTATCTGTAACACTTACTGTCCCATCTTTTTGTATAGTTAAAAAATGTAACGAGTTATCAGAGTTTCTAATAGGGTGAATAAAGGCTTTATCAAAGTCTGTTTGTTGTTGAGTACTAAGACTGGTTTGTATAAAGCCAAGGTGTTCTGTGGGGGGTCTTTTGGTTAGGCCATCTACGACACTAGACAATCCATTCTCTTGTTTCTCTGCCTGTGTCACCAATCTTATAGAAGGGGGCTGCTGAGATACACCGTTAATAAGGTTGGGAATGGACGTACTAATTAGTGTCATGTGACAGTCCTCTGGGCTACCCTGTTAATAATACTGAAGGTGTCAAAGCTGTTGAAGATATTAAAATCTTGTCCTTCGCCTTCCATATCCCTTATTTCGGATAAGGCACGAGCTTCGTCTTTTTCTGAGAACCCATGTAGGGTTGCTGAACCGACAACACGGTCAAGAAATATACGCCCTGCTCTAATGGTGATGTAACGCTTGACTACTTCGGGGAGGTCTAGGAAATCTAGTTGGGTCACAATATCAAGGTATACTGTGCCAGTAATTGTGTAGGTGTTATTTACCCTATCAAACATTTTTAGACCACGTTGTACTAGGTCTAGGTTGCCTGTTTTCTGGGTGCTATCTGCTCTTAAAATATCAGCAGGTAGTATAATATTATTATTGCTATCTGGATTGAAGACTACGGATAGCTGTCTGTTAAAGGAGTAGCCTTGTGACTGCACCTCTTTACTGACAGACTCTAGGATGGTTTCAGCAATGTCAGCTTCGACTAGACCTAAGTTCAATGCAGTAACAGGAGCTTCTCCGATAGCCGATAGCATTGTGTTAACTGCTTCTAGCTTGGTTGTCTGCGCCATGCTAACCTCCTATGCTTTCCATTTAGTTTTATCAGCCCAATAAGCTGCGCTGGTTTCGCCTTTGTCTATATTCTTGCGGTGTCTGTCTTTAAACGCTTTACGTTGTTTGTCAGATTGGTTTGTCTTCGCACCTTGTTCACCGTACCTAATAAGCTCAGGTTTTTTAACTGTGCCAATAAGTACAGCATGTGATTTAGTTTTGTGATTGGGTGTCCTAATAGGAATACGCAATCCTTTGAAGTTATGGCCTCCGCGTGGTATAGCCATTAAGTAAGATTACTTTTTGTTTTGCGTTTTTTCTTCTTGTACTTTTTTAGCTTTTCTTGCTTTTCTTTTTTTAATTTTTCTAAGGCTTTTTCTTGTTTTAAACGCTCATCATTTTTTACTGATGGTGGAAGAGGCGGTGGTGTAGTTGCTTTTTTGGAATATTTATTTTTATCAAACTCTGACATCGTACATCCTTAAAAGAAAAGGAGGAGCCGTTAAGCTCCCCCTCCGTTAAACTTAGGCCTCTAAGAGAGCGATTGCAGAAGCAGGGCGTAGAACGTTATGTCCCATCGCGTACTTAGCAACCATCAAAGTGCCTTGACGGTTAATCTGGTACTCAGACTCCATTCCCAAATCGAGCAGCTTAACAGTAGCTACTGCGTCTGGAGTGAAGACGAAACCACGGATTTTTGCAGCAACTGCTACCATGTCTGCACCATCTACGGCAGCAGTAGGTAAGTCGTAAGCTGTTGCACGTCCAGAACCTGCAGTGTTTGCAAGTGGAGCGTTATCAATAGTCACACCCTCGTTGGCGTTACCAGTTGTAAATGCGTCAGCATGATACAAGTTAGTAACGTCAGCATGGTTTGACATGTACACAGGCATACCAGCAATGTTTGGAACATTAGCGGCTGCGATAGAACCGTTGCCACCGAAGTCGCGGTTCATGTACACAAGCTTGTTACCATCAGTAACATCTAACAATGCGTAGTACTGGTCAGGTGGAAGGAGAACACATGCACCATCCATTGGTACGTTCTTCTTCTCCATCTCTTTACGAGCGTTGAAGATTGCCTGAGCAAGAAAAGAAGCATCAATGTCATGGGCATTCGTAGTACCAATGGTTACGTTATCGGTAAAGTCTTCTTCACCGAAAGCTTTATAGTCTTGGACAAGACCAGCAGCACGAGTTGCATTGGTAGACAAAGCAGCCTTAACGAGCATACGAGCTACGTTTCGGTCAGCTTCGTTAGCTAGTGCAATACCAGCTTCCTTTGAGTAGATTGAACGTACATCGTAGTGATTGATAGCTTCATCAATGTTTGCAATGAACTGGCTAGAGATGAGCAAGTCATCAATAGTTACGATACGCTCACCTGCACGAATAGACCCACCAGTGATTTCGTTTCCTGGTGTTAGGTATTCTGCAGTGGCACGGCCTGTCATTGGGAATGAAGCAGACTTACCTTTTGAGATTGTACGAGTACGGACTTTATCAGAAATGATTTTCTTTTCTTCAAAAGCAGTGAGAACCTCGCCAGCGTAAAGCTTGAGAAACAAGTCTCGCACGTCACCTGACAGGTTATTTTGGCCTTGAAAGCTTACGCTATAGGCCGGATTTGAAGCGGCTGATGCCATTTTAATTACCTCTTAGTAATGTTGTTGAGTTAAAGTACACTCAGCAATCATCACATCCTTTCGCCAAGATTGTCTGCCGCAGCAGGTCAGGGGTAATCGTTTGTTATGTTGGCTGTGTGTTAGGGTTTCCCCTTTTAAATACACCCAGTAGATGTACTTAAAAGGAGAGGGGGTACAAAGACCCCCAATCCAATGGAGACAGTTAGAATACCGAAGAACGTGCCATCATTTGCGCCACTCTCTGTCGGTAGGCAGGGTCATTTTGGTATCTGGGGTCACGCATAGCTGCAGTAACTTCTGCTGCGCTTTCAAATCGCCCACCCGAAGTCGCACTAGTTGTGCCTTCAACTAAGTTAGGCTCTGTGCCTACTTCGGAACGATACCTCGCTACCAAACCCTGTACTGCAAGGCGTGTGATGCCTTCATCTCCAGTATCCACGGTAGCGTTATAGGCTTCGATTTCAGAGGGAGCTAAGTTTCCTGCAGCCCACTCCATCATCTGACTATAACCTTCTTGTCCACCAGCAATCTCATACATAGAGTTAGT